AATCGGCCAATTTCGAAGTGTCACTGGAGATCAACATCGACACCACTGATGGGTCGAGATCGGGTCTCCGTATGCGAATCTGCTCTGCGATGTAAGCGTCTTTACTCGAAAAGTGTTTCAGGGGGTCGTGCGCCTCAGACAGCTCCTTGTTTTTTTCCTCAAGGGTCTTATAGCCGGACTCTAGTTCCTGATACTTTTTCGAGATGCCCTCAAACTCATTAGCTCGCTTCAGTGCTTCTCTTATTTCTGCCTCCTCTTTTACAGAGGTTTCAAAGAGCGTATTAAAAGTGTTAATGTCAAAAGTCGGTGCTACCGGAGCCGGTTCTGTAGGTACCGCCGGAGCGGGTTCTGCAGGTACAGCAGGAGGTGTTGCCGGATTAGGAGCCACGTCTACGGGTCCTGGTTGGGCAACTGGTTCTGCCGGCACATCTACCGGAGGAGTATCACTTATTTTGAAAATCTCATCTAACTTACCCATGGTGTGTTGGTTATTGGTTTATGCAAAGATAGATATTATTTATTTAATGTTTTGTTTTTGCTCCCCCGCTCATACACTAATCAGTGTACTCCTTTATAACCGTTATAGTTCCACGACAAACAGTACTTACCTTGGTACCCTCAGTAAGCTGCACATCATAATAATATTTACCCACAGTATCAAAAGCCTCGTTCTGCAAAATGGTAAACGAAGAACCGGCAATGGTTATAGCCGGTAACGCCCCTGCACTAGAAATTTCGAGAACGCTGACGTCATTCTCATCCTTAACCTCTATGTCTAGCTGAGCGCCAGACATATCATAAGCAACATTATTTCTCTTAACAGAGAACGTCTGAGACCAGGTGTCATTCTGGATTATCTTCACGTTAACGGTATCGTAATCTACATTAAAAATCATAGCTATCAGTTGTTTTATTTTTAACCATATCCATTGTATCATGTCGCATCACAAGTAGTTAATATTGTATCACAAGTTATTGTAATAAGATCACACGTAACAGATGATCCAAGCGGGGGAGCAAAAGCTATCTCCGTGAAAACAAACCTGTTTGGCGCAGGAGTCAAAAGAAATTCATTCTTCTGCTCTGTCAATATAAATCTATTCCTTGCCATACATTATACCATTGCCGGTTCTTCTGGTGCTGACATAGGGGCAAAAGAATTACCTCCGCCAGGTGCTGGTTGTGGGATAGGAGGATTTGCTCCCCCGCTCATATAGCCCATCATCTGCTCCATCTTCGAAACCTCTGTCGGAAGATCGACCATAGAAAGGTCCACCCCGGCCGACACCTGCATAGCCAGCTTCAGCCTATTCAGCGTTACCGGATTAACCACGCCAGCCTTCTGCTCGTTCTGAGCTGTCTCCATAAGCTTATTAAGGAAGGTGTAGTTCTGAATCATCCTCTCAGTCTTACGCTTCTCGCTCTCCTGCATCTGCAGAGTCATGCCATCGAACTGCGCCTTCTGCTGCGCCGCCTGAGCCTTAGTCATCTCAAGCTGCTGCAGACCCTGATTCTGGCGGTCGATAGACTGATTCTGTCTCTCCTCGAACTCACGCTCCGCACGCATAAGAAGGTAAGAGAAGTCCTGGCGAAGCTGCGTGAAGTCACCGCCACGAAGCATCTGCTCCTCAAGAAGCATGGCCTCCGGAAGCTTGATCCCAGCCTTACCATCACGACCGTTCTGTAGCGAGATAGCAATGTATTTAGCGATGCTCTGCTTGAATAGTTGGTCAGGCTTAACCTCGCTCCTCATTCCATACTGCACACTATCCTTCTCTGCATCAACAATGTACTGAACACCAGTCTTGCCGATAACAGCCTCGTACGTTTTTCTTATTTGAGGCTCAGCCTTAATACCGGCCTGTATCTTACTCATCAGCCCCACCGCAATATTTTCTTTAAGCTCTTTCGTGGCAGTGATGATAGGCTTAAGGACGTTAGTGGTAGACTGCAGTGCCGCCTCTGACGTAGCTACCGGAGCCTCCGGATTAGGAGACTGACCAAGTGCCACTGGGTTGATACCAGTGACCTGCTCGAATAGCATGAACTGAGTCTGAAAGTCCTGCTGAATAGCAGCCAGGTCTTGTTGAAGGTTGTTGGGAATAGGGGTTACAGGAGTGACGGCACCGCCGGCATAGCCCCCATAGCGTGAGGTCATGAACGGCAAGAGCCCTACCTGCTTCCACATAGTTAGTATTTCGTCTAATGGATATTTCTTACCATCAGCGTCAGTGAGCGACAATAGCATCCCAAAATCAATCGCAAAACCAGATTCTATCGCCTGTGCACGCGTATTCTGATACTTATACCATGTCAGCTGAAACTGATCTAAAATAGGTACTATCTGCTCAATAAGAGATGGTACTATCAATTGCTCAAAATTAAACGAAAGCCTGGGCTTAGATGGCTGCGGGCGAGCGGCAAAGTGAGTCTTCCCCCAACCAGGAAGAACATAATCAGTACCAACTATCCAGCGACACTGCTTAGGCTGACGTATCTCTGTAACACGCTCTTTTATAGTCACCCCCTTACGCTGTTGACGCGTAGTAACTGCCGGAAGCGGGTCGTCAAATTTTAGTGGAATATACCTATTAGTACCATACACATTAGTATACTCCATCGCCCTACTCATATCATAATCCATGAACTCACAATCAAATACAGATATGTAAAAATTATTCCACGGGAAGTCCATGGGAGACTTAGTAGGATCACTAATCAATCTGGCACCATCCTGAATAAAACTTGCATTACCGAACAGCCCCACATTAGCTTCAGCAATACTAAGCAGCTCTCTTTCCGTTAGCTCAGGCATCAAAATCCTTATCTCAGATACCTGCATCAAGTCTAAATAGAAAGCATATTCAGCATCAGAGAAGTCCAGGTCATTAGAGAATTGCACCCCAGCCCTAGCCACATCAATATACTTGGACTTAAACTTCTTATCCTCAGGATCAAAATAACTGCGAGTAGCACAACGACCAAGAACTAGCAAATCTGTCAACAACTTCTTATACAGAACATCAGACCATCCGGATACATCCATAGAATGTCTGACCAACTTTTGCATTGACTTTGCAAAATTAACCTTAAAGCCATCCGAGCGCTCCAGCATTTCAATCTCGTAAGGATTATCTGGAACCGACATCTCTTCTTCTACAGGAAGCCCGGCAGTATTTTTATATTGCGTAAGAAACGCCTTATTTAAGCTAAGAACGTAAGCCTTAGCTTTAGCTGTAGCCTCCATGTCCCTGGAGTTGGAATCTATGGCAGAAACAAAAATATCAAAGTCGGTGTTATCCAGCATGCCCTGTACATTACTTAACAGCTTAGGTGCTAGACTTATTGGCTGCCACAATACTGAAAGCCACCCCTCTTTCTTGGCTACCCGAGATACCGGAAGATTCGCCAGCTGCCCACCGCTAGGCTCCGCTGACTCTCTTAGCATGGAGTTTTGATAAATATCTACCGGCTGTTGCCCATTACCATAAAGACGCAGTAAATTATCATGATTAAACGCTGACGCACCCCAGGAAGTACGATCATTAACAAAAATAGAATAAATGGCTTTAGTACATTCCATATAATATTTAGCATCCTTTAGTGCAGGATCAATGCTACGATTTGGGAATTGCCCAATCTTGTCAATATATTTTGGGTCTATCTTCGCGAATGAATGCGTAATAGGACTAGCCTTTTTCATCAAGCGTATTTTTTACAAAGATAACTATTTTGCTCGATACCAATTTCTTTTGTATCTTTGCATAGGATAGGTGGGCTTGATCACCCATTGATAAGGAGAAGTCCGATCTCTCCTTCCCTTCTTTTTGATCGGATAATTTAATAACGGACAATGAATAAGATTAGCGGAATTTATGGCATCAGATCAATCTCTCATCCGGAGAGAGTATATATAGGGAGTGCTATTAATCTTAAATCTAGAGAAAGGTGTCACTATAGCGATTTACACTTAAATAAGCACGGGAACTCAAAGCTTCAGAAACATTACAATAAATACGGACCCGCCGACCTGATATTTGAAACCATATTATGCTGCGACGCTCAACTCTTAATTAAAGCAGAACAGTTATTCATAAATTTATTTAACCCATGGTTTAATATTTGTCCTACCGCCGGCAGCCAGCTTGGATTTAAACATAAACCCGAAAGCAAAGATAAGATGAGGAATGCCAAATTAGGGAAAAAAATCTCTAATAAAACAAAAGAAAGAATGTCTTTGGCACAAAAAGGCAGAATGGTCACCCAAGAAACTAGAGATAAGATATCTGATTCAGAAAAAGGGAAATACGTATCTCCAGAAACAAGAAAAAAAATAAGTGACATTGTTAAAAACAGCCCGCCAGCAAACACCAAAATGACAATAAATTTGGAAACCGGAATTTTCTATAACACAATTAAGGAAGCCGCCGCCACAACTAACATCAGGTATAAAACATTGGCAGCATATCTATCCGGAAGACTTAAAAATAAAACAATGTTTGCATTAGTATAAAATTTTCCTTATCTTTGTACCATGATTACAATACAACACATAGAGCAGTCGCAGCCAGAGGAAATCCTCCGGAGGCCACCTGTGTGTACATGATACTTTGTTTCCTTCTTTCATGTTCATCTTAGGCAGAGGCCTCCACCGGGGAGGCCTTTTCGCTTTTTATATACTGGGGCGTAGGTCTGTAGTTGGTAGCAGTCCTGCCTTGGAAGCAGGTGGAGCAATCCCTCGTCGGTTCGAGCCCGGCCGCCCCAACTAATATTGGCCCATGGCGCAAAGGTAGCGCAGCTCACTCATAATGAGAAGGTTGTCGGATCATCCCCGGCTGGGCCAACATATGGTGCGTATGGTGTAGCGGCAACATGCTTGCTTGTGACGCAAGTGTCATCAGTTCAAATCTGATTATGCACCCTAATGTCCGGTTGGTGAAGTAGGTTAACACACAAGATTTTCACTCTTGGATACAGCGGTTCGAGCCCGCTACCGGATACTGCCCTGTCGTATAAAGGTGGTACACATGACTTTGAATCATGCGGAGAAGGATCAATACCTTCCGGGGCATCTAGAGGCCTTTGTCAGATTCGAACTGACGCGCTCTTCCGAGGTCGGGTTACAAAGCCGGTGCAATCAACCACTATGCGAAAAGGCCATTTGTACGTGCGGAGAGAGTTGAACTCCCGACCCGTTGCTTGTAAGGCAACCGCTCTGAACCACTGAGCTACACACGCATTAGAACGCCCGGAGGGGGTCGAACCCTCATGTGTCCATTACTCTTCTCTTCGTTCGTAGCGAAGTGAGATACAGGCGCATTTGTGGTCCCTGAAGGTACCGACCCTTCTTCTCCAGATTAAAAGTCTGGAGCATCACTTTAATGCTTAGAGACCTTAGAGCGATATCTGAGATTCAAACTCAGTCCCCGACCTTGGAAGGGTCACATGCAATCATCAACACCTATATCGCGTTAGTGGACCGGGTGGAAATCGAATCCACCTCACGCTCCTTGCAAGGGAGTGTCGCCAGCCTTGGTACATGCCAGCCCATTTGCGGAATACGTGGGATTCGAACCCCTCCTTCGCCGTGACAGGGCGATACTACTACCATTATACGACGTACTCCATTTGTGCGCCCACAGGGACTCCAACCCCGAATAAGCGGTTTAGAAGGCCGCTGCTTTTGCGTTTAAGCTATGAGCGCATTAGCGGGGAAGGAAGATTACGATACTTCGACCCTTTGATTAACAGTCAAACGCTCTACCTCTGAGCTACATCCCCTTAGTAGCGCGACCGGGGAACGATCCCGGAGCTTGGGGATATGAGCCCCACGAGTTAGCCAGTTACTCTATCGCGCAATATCAACACATTATGATCAAACTCCCAATGGCAATTAGGACATAATCCGACCAAATTATCATTATTGTTAATTACCGAAATTAACACATCGTCACCAAATTCAGATACTCCTTTAATATGACACACCTCAATATGCTTACTATATCCACAATTTTCACAAACCCTATTACCACCATTAAAACTGTTATAAACAAACTGAGCATGCACCCTTATAGAACTTCTAGCAGACTGCCAATTAACATGCTTATCAAACACCTGTTTTTTTGTACAATTCTCCAACCAGCCCCACGACCTATCTTTCCTGACTCTTTTTCGAGGAAGTTTTTTAGGTTTACGCAACCTTGTTTTATTGTGATATTTAGCCCCGCAACTACGATTGCAAAACTTCTTCTTTCTTACCTCTCGTACCTTTCTATCCCCAACCTCAATAACACACCCACACTCTTTGCATAAAGTGGGATTTTTATAATAATCATCTAAAGCTCTCTGTCTTAATATTATTGCCATTTTTTTTCCACCCAAAGAGTGCGCATACTTAGGTATCATTGCGGATAGTGTTTTTGAGATTATATTGCAAATATACAAAATATTTTTCAATTAACATCCCCGCATTTCAAAGAACTTTGTCGGCCCGCATGAACTTGCATCACGATCGCCCGTGTATCAGACGGACATCCTACTTATTAGACGACGAGCCGTAAATAAAAAAAGACCCTCTTTTTGGGAGGGCCTTCTTCGATGTTTAACCTAACCTAGGCATCTACATAGCGGTCCTCCCATTGGATGAGCGATCAATGGTGACATTTTTGCCTGTATTTGCCATTCTGTACGAAAACATAATCTTATAGTTCGATACAAAGATAAGGAAAAATTTTAATAATGCAAGGGATTGAGGAATTATTTTTGTTCCCCCGGTCATTTATTTTTCAGCGGGGGAATAAAAACTAGAGTCCCGAAAGGGAGTTGAACCCTTCTCACATGTTTTGCAAACATGTCTCTGTACCGTTATCGAGACGTAGTGGAGCCTGATTCAATCGAAGAATCGCCCCCGGCTTTTCAGGCCGATGTACCACAACCACCTATACGAAAGCTCCATTAGCACCCCTGTAAGTATTCGAAACCTAGTCACGAGTTTTGGAGGCTCGTTCACTCCCTGAGTTCAGGGGCGTTTGTTCAATAATTCAAAACGTTCACGTTACGTGAACAGCGGAGGGCACTGAACACGATTCAGAATCAGTTGCCCGATCCACTCGCTTAGCAGGCGGCGCCCGGACCTCCCGGGTTTACCCTCCATTTGTGGGAGTAGATAGCATCGAACTAACTATTTGGGCTTTTACAGAGCCGTCTTCTCCAAAGAATTACTCCCATTATTTTTCTTCCCAGCATAAGTGTCAGTTTGAGAGTGGCAATTTGGACAGATAAATCTCAAATTTTCCAATCTATTATCCGACCTTATTCCATTGATATGATCTATTTGTAACGTAAGCTCCCTACCTAACCATACACCCTCATTTCCACATAACTTACAGACATAATCCAATAAACCATATCTTAAAATATATCGCTTAAGTTTCTGTGTATTAATCACAGACCCATCTACAAGATATTTATCACACAACCCCACCATACTCAACTTTCTTCCACTAATACACGATCTCCCCAACATCCAAGCTCTTCCCGTAAAATGAGAATAATCTATTTCTAATTCTATTAACTTCTTTTTGAGCCAATCAATAGAACCCCCATGGACAGTCCTTCCGGGACGTAGTAGCCTCAATACATCAGAAAAAGAACTAGAACTCGCCACCATTGGCTCTAAAAGCTCCTTAGTATATATTTTATTCATCTTGAAATGGTTATTTGTACAAAGATACAAAAACATTTCAACATTACTCAGCAGAGGATGAAGTAATCGAAACCTGTACCTTGCAGTACCCCCGGGGTTCAAGCCCAGTTTGCCACCTTGACGGCACCCTCTATTTGTGCATCAGGCCGGATTCGGACCGGCAGACATCTGATTCTAAGTCAGAGTGATATACCAATTCTCTACTGATGCGTTGTGCTCCGAGTCAAATTCGAATTGACACTGAAAGGCTTTTAAGACCCATGCCGCTACCAATTGGGCTACCGGAGCAAAAACAAAAACCCCCGCTTGTGGGCGAGGGTCTATATCCTTATTATGGCATACAGTTCTACCTCACCCCATTTGGGATAAAGAGCAACGAACTGCAATACCATAGATTTTTCATAATGCAAAGATACGGAAATTTTTGATATGACAATAGTTTTTGTTCCCCCGCTCGTAAAAAATTTGCCATGTAAAAAAATATCATTATCTTTGTATCCGAAATCGCATCATGAATTACTTAAGAAAAAATATTACGACCATCCGGTCGAAGGACGCACGGGAAGCACAAGTTGATGCGATTTCAGCCTGTGCGTTCCTAATTTTATACCCCCGTATGATATGATAAAGAAAATATCAGAGGGGCTAATAAGACGCTCGGTGAGCGACAAGAAGCAGATGAAGGCCCTGTCCTTAGCCTTTGCAGTAAAAGCTATCTACCTATCCTCTCAAATTAATGATGCTAGCTACTCTAAAATAGCTGCCATGTTTGGCATTAGCCGCACCTCAGCCAAAGAGAGAATAGAAACCCTTAAGGATATGCATTTAGTGTTATACAATGATAAACATCTGATATTCAAGACACTAAGAGAGTTCGATCAGGGTATTAAAAATATTAACATACAAAACTACTCATGCATTGATCTGTATAACCTAAAGGAGGTAGAGAAATTTTTACGCCTTCAGGGAGTGTTTATTAAGCAGTCTCAAATCGACTATGCCGTTAATGTAAAAAAAGACATCCTCAATCCTTCTAGTATTGCAAAATTACGCAGTGCCAGAAAGAAGAGTAAAAAACTTTCTCATTGGGATGGTGACGTTGACAATGGACAATCGGTAAGCACGGTAATGAAGGCCTCTGGATTAGGCAGAAATAGTGCTATTAATATCCTAAAATGGGGAGGGGAGAAAGGACTTCTCACTAAGACAAAGAGAATATCAAAAATATCTATCGCCGTAGGAGTTGAGGATAGCTTTAAGCTCCATCAAGACAGAGGAAGATACTTCTCTTACGGTGGATTTGTTTTTCACGTTCTTCCATCTCTTCTGGTTTTCTTGTTATGATGTCAGTAATTAGAGTTTGATATTGTGGCACATAAAATAAAGAAGAAATATCAAGAGACCCTTAAGGATGAAAGATGGCTTAATAAGCGTAAACACATTTTATATAGAGATAAATATCAGTGCTCTACGTGTGGCAGTAAGTTTCACCTCAATGTTCATCATTTGTTTTACGTTGACGGCGTAGAGCCGTGGGACTACCCTGACGATACCCTGGTTACTCTATGTCAGAAATGTCACGAGAAGTGGCATAAGAAGCATGGACTATTGTTTCGGGATAGTTTTGGAAACACTCCTCAAAGGACGCAAAGAAAACCCAGGTCGCGACGAATGCCTGGAGAGAAAAAGCGTAAAAATAAGGCTAATAGATATAAAGACCTTCCGTCCGGTCTAAAGAAAAAGAAACCCACCCCTATCGTTCCGCTAGCGACAAAGCAGCAGCATAGCAATAGACGTAGGAAGAAGATCAATGGAGAGTGGGTGGTTGTAGAGAGTTAGTCTCTCACGTAAATCCCTCATTTACAATACTTGTCCACGAAGGTGCGCGGAAACACCCTCAACTTCATCAACACCCAGAAGACCGGTCTCCATTTCCGAAACTTAGAATGGTAGGTG